TATATATTTTTAATATATCTCTTACTTTTTACTGTTTGGCATTTCTGCTTTTCTAAATAAAAAAAGAGGGGCAGGACAAAAGCCTACCCCATTAATCTTTTTTACATCTCAACATATGACTATTTATTTCTTTTAAACTTGCTTTAATTTCTTGTAAATCTGATTTAAAAGCATTTTCTATTTTTTCTATCTTTTCTTCTATGATTTTATCTTTTTCATTACTCCAATTTTCAAATGCTTTTCTATGTTCATCATATACGATTTTATCTAACTTTTTATCAATCATTTCTTCTAGTCTCGCATTATTCTTTTCAAATTTTTTATCTAAACTTGAAATTATACCCCAAATAAACCCAACAATACCTAGTATACTCCCAGCAAATGCTAAATGCTCTTGTGTTAAAGATATCATAAATAATATTACTCCCCTTTCCTAAAATGACTAGCTCCAAAGATTCTAACCATTCTATACATTAAATTCCTTTTTATGGATCCCACTCCACATTCTTTCATAATCTCTAAGAATATCTTATCAGCTTCTTCTCTTGTAATGTCAATTTTACATTGATTTGAATATAACCAGTCGTGAACAACTGCTGCTCTCCCATGTTTACCATAGCTATTTATTATGTTTCTAAATATTCTAGGTACTGATGCATAATCTGTTCTAAAACCTTTTGGAACAGTCACAAGTCCCTTAGATGTTCTGTAAGTATAATCTTCTAAAACTTCCCAATATTTATCGTCTATTGGGCATGTATTTAGTTTAGTTAATTCCATTTCATACCTCCTTATCTTCTAAACTGAATATTATCAGCTGTTCCTAGTTGAAAGTGTACAGAATCTTTTTGTTTCCAATTTCCACCCCAAACTATTCCATATTTGTCAATAAGTCCTTTACTTTTTGCAATATCATAAATAGCTTTATAATATTTATAATCCCATCTAGCAACAGTTTTTTCTTTTTCTTCTCCAGTTTTCTTATCAGTGTATTTTTCTTTTTCCAGGACAGCTATGTCAACAGCATATCCATAACCATCAACTTTTACTTGGTGTTTTGATTTTAAAATATAGCCATCACACCAACTAACTTTTGGTTGTTTATTACCATTGCTATCAACTAAAATTGTTCTTCCTTTTTGATATTCATAATTCTGCTCTGCTGCAGTTCTAACTCCACAAGTTATTTTAAAATCATATGGAGATTCTTTTATAAGTTCTTTCATAAAACTTACTACTTTTGGATGAACTCCATTTAATTTTTCTAAACTATTTTCAGATAAAACAAACATATATACCTCCTTAAAAAAAATGACCTCATGAGAGGCTGTATAACACATTTTAAAAGAGGTAGCTATACTAAACTACCTCTAGTTTTTTAATTCCATTCTATTTTTTCTAAATCTTCAACTGTCTTAGCTTTTTCAATTTCAATAAATATTGCTGTATATTTATTTTGAGCAGTTATAACTTTTAAAATCCATTTAAGATATACTTGATTTATATCCCCTAAACTTATATCAGCTACAGAGTTATCTTGAAGTCTCCATTTTGTATTTAAAGATTTTAAGAACTCTTTTAATTTTCCTGATTTCATCACATTTTTTAACTTTTCTTCTAAATCTGGGGTAACAGTAATTTCTAAATCACGTAAAGCTTCTTTTAAAATTTCTATATCTGTTGTTTCTGAAGCTATGTCTAATGCTATTTTTACTCTTATGAAATTAATTTCATCATAATCTCTCATTTGAAAAACTTTTCCCTTATATTCAAAACTTCCAAATAGTTTTTCTAGTAAGATAGCTTGAAACTTATGTTTAAAAGTTTTCTTTACTCCATTCATATCGATATCCCATTCGTGAGAAACTGGATTCCAAGTATGATATGATGTGGGTTGAGGTACAGTTATAAGTTTCTTATTTTCTATGTATTCACCTTGATTTAATTGGACTTCTATTTCTTCTTCAATTAACTCTTGTCTTGTCATTTCTCTTATTGAGTTGGTTGAAGGATCATAGGTTGCATTTTTAAATGCTTCATTTCTTTCAACAACTATATAATTATTTGGATCTAATTCAGGATAATCTAAAAATAAATTATTATCCATAAAGTTTTTTACTTCATCAGCAGTTAAATTTACAGTGAATACAACTTTAGATTTTTTATCTTTTGTATAGATATAAAACATATTTTTTCTCCTTTCTTTTATATAAAACACTTAAAATATTCCTAATTTTTTTCTTTGTAAGATAAGTGAGTTTCTTATCTCTACAGGGCTCGCTTTTTGTATATAATGCTTACTTGTTACTGTACTGCTAACATGATTTGCATAACTAGAAGCAAGTCCTAATCCTCCCAAATTATTTATAAGATTTATTGATGTTTTTCTAAGTGTATGAGGATATAAATCAGAAATATCCAAAATCAATCCCATTTTCTTTACTCTTTGCCTTATAGCTCCTTGACTCATTTTCCTATATTCATTTCCATATTTTGTTATAAATAGCCATTCTGAATCAATCCCTTTTTCTATTCTTTTATTTATCCACTCTTGTAGTAATTCTTTGCATTTATCAAAAAAGAATACATTTACAATATATCCTTCTTTTTCTCTAACCTCTTCAAAGAAACCTTCATCTAATCTAAGTTGCTCAATTTTTAAATTCTGAATAGCACTTATTCTGCAAGCACTATCTAAAAAAAGTTCCCATAAAATTTGGTCCTGGATATCGTATTTTTTACTTTGGAATTTCATGACAAGTCTAACAGTTAATATTTGCTCGGTATTTAAAAAGTAACTTTTCCTAATTTTATCCTTCTCAGTAAACTTTAATTTATCTAATTTATCTGTGAAAGGGTGAAATTTTATTTTGTTTCTTCTTACACACCAAGAATAAAAACTACTAATTGCAGTAACTTTATTCATCAAAGTTCTTTTACTGTTGCCTTTACTTCTACAATAATTACGATATTTTTCTATTATTGAAGGCATATCTTTTAAAGTATCTTTTCCTAATAAACTCCTGTTCTTATATGTACTTTCCAACCAAATTAAAAATAATTTAAAATTATTGATATAGGTCTTATAAGTTGTATTCCATGTGTCCCAGTTGTTAGCTTTGCAACTTTCTAAATACTCTAGATAAATCTCACCATTTTCTTTTTTGAATTCCCTTAACATTATTTCTTCCATAATGCACCTCCTAAAATTGTTAGGTACATTATATAAAGTAAAAGTGAATAGATTGGAAAATTTATTTACAAATACAGTTGAATTAGCAACTAAAATAACTAAAAGTACAAATATTCCAGAATTAAAAAATTATAAATTTTGGCTTGTAGACATAAGTATTTCCATTCATCTTAATGGAATAAGTCATCAAAAATATACTTTTACAGCAACCTCAGCTGTTGGATTTTTCTATAATGATAATTTTCATACCCTTGGAAAATATGCTGTCCAAATTGATACAAATGGTAATATAACACTAACTGGTGAAGCTGTCCAAAATGGTTATATTAAAGTTAGTATTTATGGAATATACTAAAATCTTATTTTAAAAAAGTTGTTAATTGTCCCATAAATGTATTTTTTAATGGTAATTGACTATCAGTAGACTGGACTGTTAAAACATTATTAACTAATGTAAATTGTCCACTACTTCCATTATTTCCAGTTATAGCTGTTGCTGTATTGTGACAATTTAATGGTAAATTACATTTATACTCAATTCCATATTTTAGTGTTTCTATTAAATTGGTATATGCAGCTATAAGAATTAAGTCACCATACTGAAATATAGTGAATTTAACACCAGTAGGGGTTGAAAAAAATTCCTGAATTTTAAAAGTTGACAAATTTTCCAATCTCTTTCTATTTTCCCAGATTGAAAGTTCCTCAAATTTTACATCAGGGACACTGATTCTTCTGTTTTGAGTTTCTTTACAGATATAAAACTTCTTGTTTGCTGGAAAATAATAAACATTTCCTTGTATTGCTTCATTCAAAGGAAATTTTCCATCCTCTTTCCCAACAGCAGCAACAACTCTATCATCTATTTCTAATGCTGTTCCTTTATATCCACCGTTTTGTGTGTAATTTTCTTCAAGGTATTCTTTATTAATCCAAGTGTTTTTTCCACTCCAATTAATAATAGTAGCATCTGAGTTTGTTACTTCCATTCTAATATCTATTTCAAAAGCTATCACACTATCAGTTTTTGCTGGAATGTACTGAGCATTGTCCTCATTACAATACCAATATAAGCAACCATTAGAAGTACTGTCATTTACATAAATTCCTATCTCTTTCAGATAAAAACCTTGTGTTATATCATCATTAGTTATCTGAATTGTTAAATTAATAGCATTATTTTCTTGTTCTTTTTTTAATATTCTTACATCTTTTTTATACGAAATAAGAGATGTTTGATTTTTTGGATTTTGCCCACTTACTACAGCACCATCTCCTATTTCTACTTTTAAAAATTCTACAGCTAATTCATTTGCAAGCCTAGTTGCTAAATAGTCAGCACCTTTTTTTGTAAGTCCTCTAAAAGCCATTTAAACCTCCTTTTTTAATCTATAAACTAAAGTATTATTAAATACTTTTTCTCCAACTAGATTAGTTAGTCTACTATTTTCTTTTAAAACTTTTTTAGCTTTATAAATTACCATACTCATTACATTAATTCTTTCAGAATTAGTTGGAATTACATTAACTACTCTTAATCCTAAGTTGGCTGGAATCATAGGTCTTAATTCTTTGTATATATTGTAATCAAAATCATTAAATTCCTTTTGCTTTTCTAACCTGATATTTAATTCATATTTATCATTTAATAAAATTGGAATGGCTTTTGTCTCAACGTTTTGATAATAAGTAATTAAAAATTCTTCTAACCATCTCCAAGTATATGGAAGAGTAGCATTCCATTTTATATAAACTCTCAATTGTCTATCTTTTAAATTATCAGTTGCCTTAGGATAAATATTCATCATTTTTTCAAATTTAGATATTCCTAAAACATCTGTAGAAAATATAAAACCATTATTAAAACTTCTTCTAATTTCATTCCAAAGTTTTGTTAAATCTACATTTTCAATATTAAAAATAGCTTGTATTTCTTTATATTGCTGCATAAAATCAGGTAAATTATCATATAAATTAACATCTTTAAAGTTGGACATAATTCCCATCTCCCCACACTGGAACTTTAAAAGAGTCTAGTGTAAAGTTTTGAGCATATCCATTTACCTTGGTTTCCTGAATATCTATAATATTAGGATTTAATGCTAAAATTCTTGATTCTATTATTGATGTTCTGACAATTATCTTTTCTGATTCTTTGAATTGTTTTCTTAACTCTAAAAGATATGCTTTTAAAGCTTTATCAATATCAGCTTTTATATTAGTAACAGATAAATCTTTTAAAGTTAATTTCGTAGCAATATAAATTTTTTCTTGTGCTGGAGTATCAACTGTAACTATATGCCCTATAGGAGCTAATCCTTTCCCTGTTTGGTCTTTAGTTGGGTCCAACACTTCTTGGATTTTAGAAATTAAAGATGTAGAAGCTATATTAAATTCACTATCTAAAATAGTAACTCTTACTGTTCCTCCACCTTTCCAAACAGGTGTTACTTTAACTACTCCTACTCCAGCTTGTGCCATAGTTTTTTCTTCATAGTCTTTTATATTTCCACCATAAGCCTGTAAATTAAAACTATCTAAATACCTTTGCCTTATACTTTCAGTTTCTTCTTCATCTTCACCAGGAATAAGCATTTCTGTTATTTTTGCTGATGTTAATCCAGGAACATAGTCTATTGGAACTAAATCTCCTACTGAACCATTAGGTTCTTCTCCATAAGTTTCACACTCCAACATGTATTCAAATGTTCCAGTAGGTAATTTTTTTATAACAATATAATTGTAGATATCTAAAGAAAATCTACTTCCAATAGGAATATCCATATTAAAAATACCTTTGTATACTCCAACACTTGCAGATTTTGGTTTTATTCCTCTTTCTGCTGTTCTCCTTATTAAAAACTCTCTACTTGCTGTATCTCCAAAAGTTTGTTGATAATATTCAGCAATTGTTAAATACATCTGAGCTTCTTCTAAAGAGTTTCCAGCAGTAGCATCAAATACTACTGACCCTTCACGAGTATCAATATCTTTACGAACCCTACTTAATTTATCATTCAATAAATTTTCATAAGTCTTATCCTCGAACATTATGCTACTTTCACCTCCTTAGCTATTTCAACATCACCATAAATTGTTTTAGCTGTAAAAGTCATTGCTAAGCTTTCTCTTTTTTTTGTATCATCAAATAAAAAAGACTCTACTGCGATAATTCTTTCATCTTGCAATAAAGCCTCTGATACTCTTGATACTAATTCAACTTTACAATAACTTTTAGATTTTCCAAACAAATCCTTTAATTCAATCCCATAGTTCCAACTATAAATTGGATATTGATATCTCTCAGTATTTAAAATTTTATAAATAGCTTGTTTCATAGCTTCTTGTCCATCTGTTTTACCTGTAATTTTGTTTCCAAAGATAGTCATTTTATAAGTCTTAGTTGGAATAGCTTCCACTTCTGATTTTATTTCAACTCTATCATTTCTAACTGGTAGCATTATATCCACTCTCCTTCAACAATAGGATCATCTATTCTATCTAAAATATAATAGAGTTGTCCTCCAGCTTGTCTTATTAATACAACTTTTTCTCCTTTTTTCAAAGAATAGTGCATCATAATTTTTTTGCGACCTTTATACTCATGTTCATGGTCTATTGGAATAACATTTTTTCCAGCACCAGGATGATCATGAGATGTATCCCAAGCTCCATAAATACTATCAGTACTATGTTGAACTGTAATATCCACATAATAATCTCTTACCAAATGAGATAACATTAATTGGCTATCATTTATAACTTTTTTCTGGTCTATTCTTATCTTAAGAGGGTCAACACTTTCAACTGTACCAAATTCCAGTTTAGATAGTTTTGAATTTTCTAACATATTAGAAACTATTTTTTTAATTGCTTCTATCATTCAATATCAGCTCCTCTCAATTTTAAATCCATAAAATGTTCATCCTTATTAAAAGTATGCTTTACACTTTCAACAAGCATATAATTACTAACCTTAATGTCTCCTAAGTCTAATTTTACAACTATACTTACTCCCGCTCTAACTTTAACATTACCAAAGACATTTTTAATAGATATACTTTTAAATTTTCTATTATAAAGCTTTAGTAGTGAATCAGCTTTTACTTGTGGGTTTTCTTTTTCATCCACTGTATCATAGTATTGTAAGATACCCCATTTCCCATAGGTATGATTTTTTATTTCAGCCTCTGTGTTTGGAGAAAAGTATAGATCTCTTACTCCTTTTTCTCTGTTTTCCCTACTTAGTTTTATTTTGTTATAGGTTTTGTCTATACTTGAACTATAAGAAAAATTTTCTGATATAGTTTCATCTATAAATATACCTTCATTCAATTTTAAACTTTCAACATCTTTCAAAGTTATTTTTCCAAAATCATCATAAATAACATATAATCTTTTTGTATTCTGTAGTGTTAGATTTAGAGCAGTTAAAATAACATCAAATAAAGCAACATTATCTTCTAGCCTTTCACGAATAACATATTTTGTATCTTCTATTTCGCCACAATTTAATTTAAAATCATCAGCTATCATTTTCAATACTTCCGATGCTTTTTTATTCTCATAGTGATAGATATCTTTATTTTTTAAATACCTCAACTGGTCATAAGCAGTTACTGATAAAATTTTGTCTCTATCTCTTGAAATAGTAAATACAAATCCATAAAAAACTTCTTCATTCTTATATTTTACTGTTACCAAATCTCCTTCTTCGAATTGATTTAATTCATCAAAAATACATTTAAAAGTAAATTTTCCAGGAGTTCCTTTTCTTTCAGTATCCCAGCAAGCACCATCAAGAATGGCAGGTGCAACTGGACCTTTTTGAGTTTTTATTGTTAAATCTAAATCTCTATTCAAGTCTTATCACCTGCCCAACTTTTATACCATGTATAGAATTTAATTTATTCAATTCTTTTAAAAAATTACATTTATTCGCATCACCTAATTCTTTTTTTGCAATAATATAAAGAGTATCTCCTTCTTTAACCTTATAGGTTCTTTGAGTTTTTTTTGATGAACTATCTCTGGTTTTTGTAGATATGAAAGTAGTTAGAGATAAAGCTCCTCCAACTCCTTTCGCTCCTAAATTTACATATTTAAAAAGAGTACTTTTAACATTTTTGTATTCTTTTAAAGTTACTGATACAGCAACATCTCTACCATTTCCTACATCTTCTTTTATTTCATAATTTTCAAGTGAAACTAATATAGTTGTGTTATAGCCTGAACTTCCAACTGCTCCCTCCCTTATAACTATAAATCTAAATGGTTTCTTTGAATTTTTTAAGAAACTTAGCATATTTAGATAATAATTGATAGGTAAAAGTACCCCTCTTGCAAAAGGGTACTTATATGCAGGTAAACACATATCAAAGGCAAATTCTTTTAAACCTTCTTCTTTTAGAATATTAAAATCTCCATCATTAATAAGTGTTACAACCTTATTCTTATTATTAATTTTAGTTGTAATAGAAGCAGGAGTGATAGGAACTAATATTCCATCTAAATAAAAAATATATCCTTTATCTATCATAAAATTATTCATAACTTCCCTCCGCTGCTATTGCTATGCTTTCTTCCATTCTATTAGTCATATAGTCTACAATATCATCTAAGTCAAGTGCACTAGAAACATGTTGAGTTATTCCACCAACATCAACTTTAACTTCTGCTGTTGTAAATCTATTAATAGCTTCTCTTTCAGCTAAATCCCTTAAATAACTAATTTCGTCATGTGATAAATCTAACATATCACCAGTTTTTTTAGTGTTTTTATCTATATTCTTTAAAAGATTATTAGATTCAGCCATAGATAAACCATTACTATTGTCTTGAAATGGTTTATCAACAGCTTGCCCTACTTGTCCACCAAATAAGTTATATCCATTATTAAATGCTTGTCCATAATCTTTTCTTTCAAGTAGATACTTTTGGACATCTACTCTTGAAAGGGTAATGTCATTTCCACCAACTTTTTCATTTACCCAATCTCCAATAGAAGTTTGAACACTTTCTAATTTGCTTACTGTATCTGTACCACAAATAGTATCTATTATAGAACCTAACCATTTAACTTTATCTATTAAGAAATTAATAAAGCCTAAAAATAAATGTGCTACAGCTTTAATTGGATGCTTAAATACATTTGCAAAAAATTCAGCTATACTAATTCCAACATTAGCTATACTTGCAAATAAATAAAGAGAAGCATTAATTAATCCAGCAAAAATATTGTATATATGTGCTCCCATTACAAAAAAACAACCAGCTATAAATCCAGTTGCAGAGTAAGTTTTTCCTGTTATAGCATTAATTACTGCTGTTATAGAATATATAGCAGCTATAACCAAAGCAATTCCTGTTAATATCCAAGTAATTGGACAAGCTAGAACAGCAATATTTAATCCCCATTGGGCAGCAGTAGTTTTAGCTAATGCTACATCAACTGCACCAAGCATAACTTGTTTAGCCAATAGAGCTGCATTGTAAATAGCTGTTATCCCAGAAGCAATAGCTGTTTTTACTGCTATAAATCCCATAGCAACTTTATATGCAGTTAATAAGGTTAAAACTGTAACTAAAATTGGTTGAATAGGTCCCCATATCTCATAGAGAACAGTTCCAACAATAGATATACCCTTTATAAGCCAATTTATCATTGTAAAGGCTTTATCTATTACTGATGATACTCCATCAATAAACCCTTGAAATCTTTGACTATTAAAAATATTACTCATAGTCGAACTAATTCCCATAAAAGAATTAACAGCATTGCTTTTAATTTTATTAACTACATCACCAAATGTCATTGGAATTGAATTAAATTTAGTATTAATTTCATCTGACATTGCAAATACGGCATTCTTTATTACATCAGATGTAATTAATCCATCTTTACTCATATCTTTTAAATCCCCCATAGACTTTCCAGTATATTTACTTATTGCTTGAGCTAACAAAGGAGCATTTTCCATAATACTTCTAAATTCATCCCCTTGTAATTTCCCAGAAGCCATAGCTTGAGTTAATTGATACATTCCTGAAGTTTGTTCTTGAGTTGAAGCTCCTCCAACCTTAAAAGATTTAGCCATTAATTCAGAGAATTTTACAGTTTCCATATTACTATTAAATGCTTGAGGTGCTAATAAACCTAACTTAGAAACTACACTTGCTGTATCTAAGAAACCTGCTCTTGAATTTTTAGCAGATTGGAATATAGCTTGTTGTAACTGGTCTGTTGTTTGCTTTCCATCATTCATTAAGTCTAATCTAGCCATAGTTTGTGATAAATTATCTGAAACATCTAATCCCATTCTTAAAGTCTGTATTCCTGCATAAAGACCTATAAAACTTTTTATTTTGCCATATAAAGAATTAGCTTTATCCACTCCTTTACTTAAAGCAGTATTAAATTTATTTTGCTCAACAACATTATCTTGTATTCTTCTTTGAATATTTCTTTCTATTTCATTTAATTGTGCTCCAGCTTGTACTATCATAGTTTGAGCATTAGCTAATCTACTGGTATCAATACTAACATCTGTATTATTAACATTTTGTAAAGCAGTAATAGTTGTATTTATAGCACCAACGATATTATTTAAAGGAGTGGACATTGCATCCATAAGCATTATAGAACCTTGTATCGTTGACATTAATCCACCTCCATTATTTCTTACTAGCTTTTTCTTCAGATTGAATTCTTATCTGAATACTTGCCATTATGAATGCTTGTTCCTCTTTTGGTAGACTCAAAAATTCACTAGGCAACATATGGAACTTGTGGAGGCAATAGTAAAGGATATTCGCCTCACTATCGCCCCCATTTATTAGTTTTTTGCTTCTTCAGTTAAATCTTCAAGTGTTTTAAATCCATTGATTTTTTGAACTTCTGCAAATAAGTCTTGAAACTCACCTGGCAATAGCATAGCTGTCAACAGGTCAGGTTTGTTTTTTACTCCATAGCTATCTTGTAATTCTTGATTTTGTAAATCTGGATAAACAACACAAGCAGCGATTAGCATAGCAGAATATTTATTAGAATCTAATTGAGGGAATAATTGTCCTTTTTTCCCTTTTAATTCTTTAATTTCAGTGTTAGCTTCTCTTAAAATTTGGTCTTCCTGTGCTGTTAAAGGTCTTATTTCCCATTCAGCAACTTTTCCATCTTCATCTTTAAATCTTTCAGAAACTGCTACTTTTTTATTTTCTTTTTGTACTGCATTTTGTTTTAAGAATACTTCCATATTTGTCATATTTATTCACTCCTTATATCATTCCATCTAAAATATTAAATGGTTTATTAATTATAAAATGTTCAAATGTAAATTTAATTTCTTCCTCTAAATACTCTGCTCCAGCATCAAATTTAGATAATATTCCACCATCAGTATTGCAACCTTGGTAAAGGATAGTTTGTCTACCTGCTTTTGAAGTAGGATCTTCATTAGAAACTTCTATTTCAAAGAAAATATCCTCTCCAGTATTTTGATATTTTTCTAACAGTTCTCTAAAAATTGGAGCATTATAGTGAACTGTCATAGTTCCACTACCTTTACCACCAACAGATTTATTCCCTTTACTTACTTTACCTAAAATAGGTACTTCAGTTTTTGTTTTTTCATAACTTGCTTCAAATTTAATTGCTGTCATTAAATTATATCTTTTACCTTCTAATGTAACATAGCATTCGCCTAAGCTACCTGATACAGCATCTTTAGCATTCATTGTTATCATATCTGCCATTCTCTATCCACCTCCTATTGAACCACAACTGTCATATAAAGAATTTCCATACAAGCCACAGGAGTAACAGGGTCTGTAACTACTACTGATTTTTTAGTTAATCCCTTTTCTACAGTAACTTTTTTAGGGTCAAAGTTTTCAATAGCTTCTATTCTTTCAAGTTCTTGGTGATGTGCAACTATATCTTTCCATAATCCTTCTCTTCCTGAACTTGTGTTTCTGCTTTTTCCTAAGTGCTTTTTATTAAATAGTAAAGCTATATCATTTCCTATTTGGTCTAAAACTCTTATAACTTGGTTAGATTGGAAATCATCATTTCTATAAATAGTAATTGTTGTAAAACTATTTATGTCAGTTAATACATAAGGATCTCCTGAATTGTTATGGAATAATAATTGTCCTGCTTTTATTCCATTTATTAATTCAGATTGAGTAAACTTAGTATCAACTATAAAATCTCCATCATATTTTGTATTTGTTAGAGTTGCATTTACTTCACAACTTGCTTCAGCACCTGTTAACCAATAAACTAGTGATTGTTCTGGAGCTCCTTCATCTTTAACTTTATTTTGTAGATTTATTACTCCTTCATAATCTGCTGCATATCTATATACAACACATTGAAGTTTCACACCAACTTCATCTCTCATTCTCTTAGTCCATTGAACATACAATTTCTTTATTACTTCATCTTTAGAAGTACATCCAATAGTATTAAAAGAATAAGATTCAGCTAAATCTAAAAACTTTTGATGCTCAGCACCAGTTACGCTGGCTAAGTTAGCTCCATTTGCTAATTTAGATCCTGCTGTATCATCAAGTTGTGTATTCTTTTTAAATACAACATAATCATTGTCAATTAATTCAGAAGCATTAGCAACTGTTTGGCTATCCACTTTCTTAGTGCCTAACATAGTAATAACATCTTTTTTATTCGACTCATCTATATTAGTCTTAACTATAATAGTTATGTCATTTCCTCTTGTTCCACTATATTTAGCAGTTGCATAATCATTACTTGCTTTAACACCATTACCATTTAATCTATAAAGATAAACAGTTTTAGCTTTCATGAACAAATCTCTCAAAGGTTTCATTTTTTCATCTGTATAATCATATCCAAAAAGTTTCATAGTATCTTTTTGAAAATCACTATTCTCAACTTTAAAAATGTCGCCATCTACTCCCCAGTCAAGTTCAGTAGCAATAGCAGCAAAACCTCTATCAGATATATTTACTGTTGCTCTTGAAGCAGAAACGAAGTTTATATATGCTCCTGGTAAAACTTTATTTTGAGTTAAAAAAGTTCCTCCACCATTCATTATTGAACCTCCTTATTCATAAATTCTTCTATAATTTCATCTATTCTTGAAAAACTATATTCTTCATCATCTTTTAATAAAACATTCAATATATCTTTTCTATTGGAATATTTTTTACTTGAGATAATTTGCTCTTTTGAATATAGGACTTCATCATCTTTTTTTGTTTTAGTTGCCATTAGTCCCTCCTATCTGGTTTTACATCTGTTTTTAATTCTCCCATAAATGGTTCTTCTTCTCCTACTTTTCTTACAAATGGTTTGAAAGTTATAAAGTAATGAAGATTACCATCTATAAACTGTGAATTTCTATCTAAGCCCCTTAATAAATCCCCTTCTTCAGTTTTGATTAATTCCAAAGTATTATTTAATTTTTGTGCCATTTCCATTAATTCCCAATTATCATCTTCATTCTTAGGAAAATACTGAATATCTAAATCTATTTTTTGTTTATATCTATTTCCTAATACTTGTTTTTCATTAGGATTTAATAGCTGAATAAAAAAGCAAGGCTCTTCAAAACCTTGCTTAATCTTATTTACATATATTTCTACTTCTGGAAATGTTTTCTCAAGAGTATTAGATATAGCACTTACTACTCTACTTAGCATTACCAAACACCTTCTTCAATATACTATCTAATTTCTTTTCTAATATAGCATCCATATTTTCTTTTATTTCATTCTCTGAAATAGTTAGCATAAATCTACCAGGAACCCAAGCTCTTTTTAACTTCTTTCCAAGTACAGGGACAAATCTGCCTGGTGTTTGCCTGTGTCCATACTCAACATAAGAAGCATAATGGGTAGGATTTATAACTTCAACTGAATACAAATTACCATTTTTAAAAACTTGACTTATTGTCCAATTTCTTCTTAAGTTTCCACCATTTTTTTTAGTATTTGGAAATTTTTTTCCATCAACTGTTTTAGATGTTTGAGCTAAATAACTATAATCTCCAACTGGTGTTCTAAAAATTACTTTTCTTAATAATAAAGCTCCTAAAGATTTAACAAGGCTTGCCATTATTTCAGCTTGATTTTTTTGTATATTTTCTAAATTCTTTTTCATTATTTCTAATCCAGCCATATTAATTTTTACAGCTTGCCCCATATTAAGCTCCTTTATTATCAATAACTAAAATAACTTCTTGATGTACTGAGTATATAGCAGGGATACCTGAAGCTTTATAAGTTTTAGATATCCCATTTCTAGTTACAACTATTTTTGAATTTTCTTTTATTTCTACTTTATTTGAAAGAAATAATTTTATAACTTGATTTGTTATAGCTATTGAAGGAGTTTCATTTGTAGAGGATATATTTTGAAATGAAATCCTACAAGGAATATTCTCTTGAACTAAAATTTCTTTAAACTCAGTTGTTTTAGTTTTTGGATCCTTTACTTTTTCAAAATTATAAATACTACAAGTATCTCTCCATAACTTTTGTAAATTTCTTACCATTGTAATCTCCTATATCTATATAACTCATTATCTTTACCAATTAATAAATCATTTAGCATAATCTCAAAAAGTTCTTCAGGTGTTTTTACAGTATCAGAATAAGTTTCAGTTGTATCTCCTTCTTTAATAGATTTTAAAACAGAGGAGAAATTATAATCTTTAAGCTCTCCATTGAGCTTTTTAAAATTAAGTATTTCTCCTACTGCTTTATCTACTAATATGTATTTTAGTCCATCTGGAATATTCTCAAATGTATAATTTTGATTAGTAAAATTATTAATACTAGATAAGGCTTTTTGTAAAAAATATTCTGCACTAATAGCTTCATCTATTTTAAATAATTTTAACTTTTCAAGTATCCTTCTTTTAAAATCTTCCATAATTAGCCTCTTGAAATTATTCTAGCTATTGGGATAGCTTTATGGTCAATTGTTTCTTTATCTTCTGATTTCACTAATTCCCAGTTAGCACCATTTTCTAAATCTGTGTCATCAGGGGATATAGTGCTGGCAGTTTTATATGAAATTCCAAATGGAGCATAACATAATCTTTTTCTTGATATCAAAGTATCTTCTCCACCATTTTTATATGGATTTCTTGCCATTTCATAAGGATGTAATGTTCCTAAATCTTCATAATCAAATGCTCCTATTCCTAACAAATAAGTGGTATATGATATACTTGATGGAACTAGTGCAGCATAATCTCCTTCTTTTGCAGTCCATTTAGAGTCAAATTTAGCCCCATTTACTGTTGCCACAGATACTTCTCTTTCACCTGTTCCAGCAGCAGTTACTTTTAATGCTTCTGGGTGTGAAGCTGTTACTTTTGCATATTTTTCTCCTTCAAATTCTTCTGTTGGCATAGAATCATCTATGAATACAACTCTACCATTCCAAGTAGCTAACCCCACTTCTCTTTGCATTCCATTTGCATCTGTTTGAGTAAAGTATTTTATGATTTGTAAATTCTCTAAATTAGTAGCAACCGTTGAATGCATAATTGCCATTTTAAAGATATTTTTATTATCTCCACAAGCTTTTTGAGAAGCAGTATTTAAAGTTGTAGCTCCTACTGCTCCATCTGCTCCTGCTTTTTCTGTAATATTCAATGTGTGAGCTTCAACAAATTTTAGATTTGCTGCTCCTGTCATTGAGAAGACACCTTTTAATATCTTTATTAAGATATTTTGGTAAACTTCTGCCCAATAATCAACTAATTGTGCTGCTACATTATCCATAAAATTAACTCCACCAGTTATATCAAATGAAAAGTCTTTTTCTGTCCAGCCTTTTGCTCTACCAATTGTGATTACGCCTCTGTTAAAGGTTTTAGTTGTTTCTGTTGTTATATCAGTAGAACCATTATAGTTTAAAGGTGCTCCACCTATTTTTCCAAGCATAGGTAATACAGCATAATGAGTTCCTGTTTGGTTTGCAAATGCATCATGTATTTCTTTATTACCTCTAATTGCTCCACACTTTAATAATTCATTCTTTTTTGTGTTTGGTATTCTGCTAGAATACTTTCCAAATGCCTCAGCATTAAATGTTTTTGCATCAAAATATATTGCCATTTTTCATCTTCTCCTTTTTTATAAATTGTTAATATCTAGGTTAGGATTAGCTTCTAACATAGCTACCATTTCAGAATAAGTTTTTGGTTCATCTCCACCAGGAGTTTTATTATTTCCATCACCAGGTTTAAATCCATTTGGATTAGCTGGTTGCTTTTCAATCTCAAATAAATATGGATCTGATTTTTTCAAATTAGATAACTGTTCTTCTAATCCTATAACTTTTCCATCTTTTAAATCTGCTTTTTCTAAGTCTAATAAAGCTTTTATTGCTTTTGAGTTTTTCCCTTTTGCTCCTGTAATTGCAACATCAACTGCATTGTTTAATTGTAAATCAAATAAGTCTTTTGCATATTTTTCAGCAGCACTCTTATTATCATTTTGAAGTTTCTCAATTTGAGCTTTTAATTCTTTATTATCTCCAACAGATTTTTCTAATTCTTTTAATTGTTTGTCTCTTTCTGCAAGCTGTGATTTTAAAGAATTTTTTTCTTCCACAATTTCATTAAATCTTCCTTGTGGAACCATATTTACATACTTTTCTGTTACCATTGTTGCTTGTTCTTCAGTTAGTCCTAACTTTATTAATTCATCTTTATTCATTTTATTTGCTCCTTTCATTTTTAATGTTGTATGTCAACAATTTAGCTCTTATTCTTTATCGTGTACAATACTAAAAACACGAATTATCTTTATAATAATTAAAATTATTTGAAGATAATCACTCTCCTTTGCAATAAAAAAGAGGAGCTTTTATACTCCTCTTAAACTATAAATATTAAAAAACTATCTGAGATTTTATATTTGACGATATTTCCCAGCTCTATAATTTTCAACAACTTTTATTTCTCCTAATTCTTCGATTCTTTTTAAGGCTTTTTCATTTTCTATTTTTGATAAATTTATTTCTTTACCATCTTTAATCGAAACAGTTTCAATATCATTAAAAATAAAATCTAATAATTTGTAAACTTCATCATAATTTTTTGGATCTATTAAATCTTTTGAAAGGTTCCAAAACATTATTTTACCCCCTTTAATTTCATTGCAGACACTAAAACATTATAAAAAATTTCTTTCTCAAAATCTGTTAGATTATCAATAGAAGTTGTATTTTTCATTATTTCAGTACTTCTATCTACTATTTCTACTACTTCTTCTTTTGATAAAATATCAGGAGCATTTTTATAAATCAATGTAAATATCTTACTTTTATTTTTCTCTATATAGTCAACATATTGTTTACTATATTCTAAAATATCCAACTCTTGCTTAAAAACAACATCTCTTATAGGTATCCATATAGCATTTTTACCTTTATACCTTTCATAATATGCTATTCTACCAAAATCTGAGATAGTTTTACATTCTTTGAATTTTCTAAACTTCTTCAATCTAGGTAAAACTTCAGCCATTCTCTCTGGGTAAGAAACTCCTAATTTTACTTTATTTCCTACCAAGTCTGATAAATAATGCCCTGATGATTCAGCAAAAACTTCTTCTATATCTCTCCACTTATCTATAAAATCAACATCAGAAAAATGAACATCTACCAATTTGTTATCTAACATAGCATGATAAGATTCATGAAAAATTGTTTTTTCACGATAATATAAATTCCTTTCGTCATTTAAAGATAAATTCATCGTTTTAAATTTTCTTCTATACATAATTTTTTTACTTTTTGTCAATTCTATATCACAATCTGATGATACTGACCCTCTAGCATCCATCATTTCAAAGTTTAAGTTCTCATCTAAACCTAAATTTCTCAAAGTCCTTTTTCCTACTGTTCCAAGTCCTGAGTTATGTTTAATATCTTTTAAAACATTTTCTTTTATCTCTTTATCTATTACAGCATTCCTTGATTTAATTATATCAGATTTATTTTTACTTTCAAGATTACCTTTACCATTTACTTGTATGTACAATTTATCTATATCTTTTTTAATGTATTGGTCTTTCCATTCCTTATAGTTCATGTACTTAACTTCTTTATACTCTCCATTTTCATCTCTTGATGCTCTTGTAGGCTCATCATCAAAGTATGGAGCTATAACTGTTCGGCAATGCGAATGAAAAGGAGGCACTGTTACTCCTATTTCCTGGTCCGATATATTAAAAACCTTTCCATCCATTTCTTGACAGATTTCAGAAGTATGAAGGTCTAATGTTGCTACTATTTCATATTTCTCAACATCTATACTTTTGAAAGCTTCTATTTGTGCTTTTGAAGCATAAGCAGCAGATTCTGTTTCTAGTAATCTTCTAGCAACATACTCTTTATTTTTTATCTTATCAGAAATAAATTTTGATATATCTTCAACAGCTTCATCTAATGTACTACCAGTTATAAAAGATTGAGTAATTTTAGTCCTCAAAGTATTTATTAACTGTTCCTTATCTTGCCAGATTCTATCTGAAAAAGTTTTTCCATCAGATAACCAAGGCTTTCCTATGACTTGATTAATCTTATTTTTATCTAAAGTAGCAAAACTTGTTTTAAGATTCAATCCTTTTGAAATCTCATACAATGAATGATAATAAGTATCTTCATAATTCTTTATTAAATAATCTTCTAACATTTCATTTTCTTTATTTCTTAAAGTTTCAATGCTATTTTGAACTTGAAGTTGTAAAGCCTCCAATCTTTGAATATGTACTCTTGCAGAAGCATTTTCAAGTTCTTTCTTCCAAGCTCCACTCTTAGCTTTTTGAGTATATTCTGCTAAAGTCCATTTGAATTCTTTTAATTCATCTTTAGTTAGTAATTTTTTAGCATCAGCTAATGATATTTGATTATTATCAGCTATTCTAATGTACCATTTTTCAATATCACTTTTTATTTTATTCTCTGCTATTTTATATTGTTTCTCTATTTCTTTAGCATAAGCTTTATTTAATATATTTCTTTGTTTTTCTTCTTCTTCAAATCTCTTAGTCCAGTAATTACTCATTTAAATCAGGAACTTTTTTAGTTCCAAAATCTCCAGGATAAGGATCTAATTCTTTATTTTCTTTTTCAAGTTGTTTTATTTCTTCGTCAACATTGTTAACCCAAGGATGTTGAGTTATTATAGTTTTTTGAGATATGATACCAACACTAGACTTACAATTATTAATTGTTTCAGATTCATTAACTAAAACATCTCTATTAAATATTACATCAAGAGTTTCATTAACATTTAAAGCTTTATTTATAAACCACATCAGCTCTTCAAAAGATGCTTGAAATTCTACTTCCATTTGATTAGCATCTAAATCTATATCAGAATACATAGATTGAATATTCATCTCATTAGGGTTAGCTCCAAGTCTTTCATCTTTAGCATCAAAGCCTCTTGCATTTTCTATTATTGCTTTTTTAAGTAATTTAATTATTAAAGCATAGTTTTCAGAGTTAACTTCTATTTGAAGTGCTTCAAGTCCACCTTTTCCACCATCAGTATTAGTAACTTTTACTGCTCTATATGTAGCTAAGTTTCTTCTAAACTCCCCTAAATTCTCTCCATCATAGTTAGTTAGGATTAAAATTGTACTTCCTGCATCTTCCATCATATTATCTTGAAATTTAGAAATTATTTCATTCAAGGCATCTTGTAAGCATTTAACTCTACATATCAAAGGTTGCTCTAAGTTATTACTTCTAAAAGGAATTAATGGAACTTTTCCCCAGTTGTATGTTTCTTCTCCTATTGATATATAGTCTGAATGTCCTAAAGGTTTCAAACTATCATTCCAAATAAAAAAGTCTACTCCATTTCCTGAGTAAACCTCTACTTTTTTAACTGTCACTAAACTATTATGTTGAAACTCTAAGACTTCATATAATCTTATAACTAATTCTAATTCATCTTTATTATTATCTTTCCATATTGGTAATATTTCAGAAGGTTCAAATTTTCTAAATTGTAATTCACCTTTTTGGTTAAAATATGGATATATCCAACCTATACCACCATTAAGAGTATCCTCTCCTAAATTTCTTAAAGTTCTTAGAAACTTATTACCAAATAATTTCAAAACATTTTCATTTTCACAAATAAAAGTTGGTTTCTTGGCCAAAAGATAATTAACTTTTTGGTCAACCATTTTCGAATATTGGTTATCAATAAGTTTAGAATTGACTAAATTATCAATATCTTCTAATCTACCTCCTTCTACTATTGCTTTTCTTTTTTTACTTAATATGTCATGACTTCCTTTGTAATATCTTTCTCCATTCACCTGGTCCACTCTAGTTTTTGAAGAAAGCCATTGACTTATTAAATATTCAAGTTTTCTAATCTCCATATTTTCCACCTTTGGCTTTTTAAATAATTTCTTTATCCATTCCCACATTATTAACTCCTTAATCAAAAGATAATCCTGATACTTTATTACATTTTTCAGCTATCCCTGCAAGGACATCAGGAGCATCATCATTTTTATTTTTTCCTTCCTTCTGATAAGTAGTTATAGCTTTATAAAATTCTGGCCACCTATCAGCCCAGTTAACTGGGAAATAAATATGTTCCATAACCCAAGTTGCATTAGATAATATTCTAGCTCTTTTGTTTTGTGTTTGATGAAACCATCTAACCTTACAACGATTGCTATTATATTTTTCTAATAAATGTTTATCTACTGCTCTTGCAAAACCTCTACCACCATTATTAGATTCTATATCAGCTTCTTTTATATTATTCTCAATTAATATTTTAGCAGTTGCTGGTTCCGTTATCTCCATAGGCTCTTTTGTATATAAAACATCTAAAATATATGCTTCCTTGTTATATACTCCATAGCAAATAGAACATAAGTAATCTTCTCCAGTATCAGCTGTATCTGTATAATTTTTATATGCAGTAAATAATAAATTGTTATTTGAATCCATAGGCAACTGATTATATGTTTTTATACTACTGTATAATCTACCTTTCACATCAATAGGTTCTTGTTGGTAGTTAGCTGAAGCTATTTCTGGTCCCATAGCTTTTGCTTTTGATAAATAAGATTTATAACTTAATATTTCATCACAAAGCATAGTACCTTTATCATCTTGAACAGCTTTCATTTTTATATGTTTTATCTTTTTCCCTTCTGCTTTATAATGTTCTATTGCTCTACCAGCTAGGTCACCACTAACCCAACGAGTCATTATAATTATTATCTTTCCACCTTCTTCAAGTCTTGAAAGCATTGTTTGTGCATACCATTCCCAATGTTTGTCTAAAACATTAGCATTATAAGCTTCTTCTGCATTTTTGATTAAGTCATCTATTATCATAAGACTACAACCAAAACCTGTAGCAGTTCCACCAGGTGCAGTTGCTAGATAGTTATTGTATCCACCTTCTAAACTCCAAAGGTTCATAGCACCATCACCTTGTTTTATACTTACACCAGGAAATATATCTGAAAAAATTATTTTATCTTTATCAGCTTTTACCTCTTGTATAGTATTTCTAACATTTTTTGAAAAAGTAGTTGATAAAGTTTCATTATAACTTCCTGTCATAATTTTTGCATTTATATCTCTACCAAGTAACCACTCTACTAAATTTCCTACTGTTCTTGACTTTCCATGTCTAGGTGGAAGGTTTAAAATAAGAACTTCATCATCACTTGTAAGAAAGTTTTGTAAATCATTACATAAATCAACTAAAAATTTTCTCTCATATTTATAGAAGTTAGGAGCTTTTAAATAACAATAAAAAAAGAACTCACGTCTTGCAAGTTCTATTTTTGCTCTTTTTATCGCTTCTTTATTTATCTCCACCAAATATCACCTTTTTTAGTTCATCTGTTGATAATCCTTTAAAAGGATCCTCTGTTTTTAGTTCTCCTTTTACTTCTAGCTTTTCAGTAAACATTCCAAGATGTCTACCTAGCATTTCTAGTGCTTTTTCTTTATTATAAAATGTCACTTCTATTCCAAATTTAGTTTCCTTAACTCCAGATATACATGCTTTTTGTTCTGGACTTAACTCATCAAAATTTTTAATTATAACTCTATTGTTGTTAAGATTAACTATACCAGTTCTGTCTGTAAAAGCTAGATTAGCAATCTCATTCAATACTCTATCTTGTGTTATTTCAGTTCTTTTTTCTCTTTCTTTCATTGCTGCTTGTATTTTTTCTTGAACCTTAGGTTTTCTTAATAACTTACTAGCATATACTGCTGCTACATTTTCATTTTTTACTTTATATCCTGCTCTGATATATGCTTGTGTGCCATTCAAGTCTTTTAAATATTCTTTTACAAATAAATCTTGCTTAGTCAATCTTTTTCACCTCCATTTTATAAATAAAAAATACTTCTGTAAAAGCCTTAGCTTGTCATTTAAGAACCACAGAAGTATTGATGTAATTATTTTAAAGGGGCATATTGGATTTGCACCAATGAATATCAATCGCTGTTATTCTAGTCTTTAAAACTAATGCCCCATAAGATTAAGACTTTTTTAGAGTAGAGTCTTGAACTACTTTAAGGGAAAAATGCCTTTTAAAAGCTCCCTAGCTATTTCATATGATAACATTATATATTATATAAAAAACACTTACAAGGGCATTTTAGGTGCAAAATAGGTGCATTTTATGAAATTAATTTATTTAATTTTTCCAAAATATCATTTTGAAATAGGTTTGTTGCTATTTCTTCAACAAGCAAACTTTTATTTCTTTTTACAGTACTCTCATCTATGCCTAATTTATTAGCTACTCCCTCAATTCTAAAATGCTGGAAGTAAATCAAGGAAATAATTTCTTCATACTTTTTTCCTTGAATAAAAGAAAGTCCATAATCAATAAATTCAATAAGTCCATTTATGTTTTCTATTTCCTTAATCCTCTCATTTTTTATAATCTCTATTTTTTCTAAGTCACTCAGATTATCCTTGTTAGTGGCTTTTATTTCATTTATAGAGTATATTTTTTTTAATTCAATACTATTCAAACTATTTTTTAAATATTCTTTTCTATTTTTTAAATTATTATAGTTCACAAGTAATCTTTCAGTTCTTTGATATGGAGTCAAGTTTTCTTCTTGATTTATTTTTATAATTTTTCCATCTTTAATTTTTATTTCATATTCTCCATTCCCTAATTTTTCAATTATTTTTTGAAGTTCTTTTATATCTTTTGTTGCCAATTTTATCCCTCCACTTTTAAATTTAATATATCTTTGTATGCTTGAAGATATGAAGTGCCAGAATATTCTCCCATTTTTCTATCAATAATAACTAACCAATTATAGCCCTTCCATTTTATGCTGTTAAAATCTTCTGTTGTAAATTCAAAATCTTCAATATCCTCTCCAAATTTTATTGCTTCTTGTCCTTCTGGATATTTAATATCTTCCAACCAAAAACCATTATCATCGATTAAATTTTCAAAATCATCATTAAATCCAAAACTGTTTGGCAGTATTGGAAATATAGTTCTCACAATATATCCTTGCTTTTCTAAATCTTCTACTATTTGTTCTAATGTCATGTCAATTCCACTCCTTCCCAATTCTTATATTTCCCATTTTTGTAGCTTTCTAATTTCTCGATATGCTTTTGAAAATCTTGCTCATTAAATCCACTAAGCATTAGTAAATTTATAGTAGCAGTTATAAGATCTAAAGCTTCTGCAACAAAATTATCTCTATTTTTAATCTCTATGAAAGTACTAGTTTCTCTAACTTCTGCTAGAAGTTCTTTGTACTCTTCTTTAACTTTTTCTAATTGTGTTATATCTGATGCTCCATATGCTAAAGATTTATAGTTCATCAGTTTATTTAAGTCTATTTCCAATTTAATCTACTCCTTGTTATTTTTATTTGCTTCTTTGACTTTCATAATTCTAACTTTCAAACTCTCAACAAGTGCATCTTGTACATCTCCTTTATTTTGTAATGCTTCCATGACATCTTCATCTCTAGTTTCTTTACAGACCAAGTGATGTATAATTACTTTTTCTGTTTGTCCTTGCCTATGTAGTCTTTTATTTGCTTGTTGATATAATTCTAAGCTCCAGTTAAGTCCAAACCATATCACATGATTACCTCCAGCTTGTAAGTTAAGCCCATAAGCAGCACTTGCTGGGTGGGCTAGCAGTATATCAATTTCTCCTCTGTTCCAGTCTAGTTGGTCTTGTGGAGTTTTCAAAAGTCTTATTCTCAATTTAGAATCTTTTAAAGCTTCAACTATTCTGTCTTTATCATGTTGAAAGTTATAGAATACTAAAGCAGGTTTTCCATTTAATTGTTCTATTAGTTCTAAAAATCTTTCAATTTTACAGTCGTGAACTTCAAAAACTTTTCTGTTCTCATCATAGATAGCTCCATTTGCTAATTGTAATAACTTGTTAGAAAGTGCCGCGGCATTTGCAACTGTGATTTCAGTGTCTTCAAGTTCAAGTATGGCTTTTTTCTCAAGCTCATCATATGATTTCTTAGCCTTACTATCCAAAACTACTGGTACTTGTTCATAAATTATGTCTGGTAGTTCCAAATAGTCTTCTGCTTTCATAGATATACAGATGTCTGATATCTTTTCATGTATAGCCTCATTTGAACCCTCTTTGGCATCATAATTAAAAATCACAGTTCTATTTCTTTGTCCAGGTTCAAAATATCTTTCTCTAAATTTCCCTATAGTTTTTTCTAGTCTTTCACCTTGATCCAATAAATATAACTGTGCCCATAAGTCTATAAGCCCATTTGGTACAGGTGTTCCAGTAAGTCCAACTATTCTAGTTATTTTATTTCTAATAACTTTCAGACTTTTAAATCTCTTTGACTGGTGATTCTTAAAACTAGACCACTCATCAAGTACCACCATATCAAATGGCCAAGCATTTTTGTAATAATCTACTAACCAAGTTACATTCTCACGATTTATCACATAAATATCTGCTGTTTTTGCAAGTGCCTTTATACGCTTTTGTAGGCCCCCTAAAACGAGAGATGTTTTTAGTAGGGATAAATGGTCCCATTTTGCTATCTCATCTGTCCAGGTAGCCTCTGCAACTTTTTTTGGGGCTATTATTAATACCTTTCCTACTTCAAATCTGTTAAATTTTAAATCCACTATTGCTGATAAGGTTATGATAGTTTTTCCTAACCTAAGCCCATATCCAACATAAGCCCTAACTTATCATCAGTTATCATCCTATCAATGCAGTATTTTTGGTATTCATGCGGTATAAACTTCATTCGGCATCACCTCCTCAATAAACTTATCTACTTCTTGAAATGAAGCTATAACTCTTACATCACAATTTAAGTTTTTAAGTTTATTTATAAAATTTTTCTGTAAAGGGGATAAATTCTCTCTTTTACCCTCCGCTTTTAATTCCACAAAATAGACATCTCCGCCAGGTACTATAACTATCCTATCAGGTACTCCTGCATTTCCTGGAGAAGTCCATTTCATACACAAGCCTTTTTTATTTTTTACACATTTAACTAAATATGCTTCAATTTCTCTTTCACTTTTTCTCATGTAATTTCTCCAATCTGATACGTAACTAACTTTCTTTTTTTTCTTA